TTAACGACAGGTCAACTGAGTATTTTCAGCGATTCCGACAGTAACGGTAACAGAAGCGGCATTTTCATCGAGAGAAAGAGACTTTACCTGCCACAGAGCTGACAAGTTGAGGATATGTGCATAGAGGGACTTTTCGTCCATGGTGGTGACCTCTGGCGATTTAATACGCCATTATCATGCCTTCAGCCACCACAACAAGGGAAGACCCATGGATAAACAGTAATATCGATCGGTAGATTTGATCAAGGCGAAACGGCTCACAGTTTTGTAAAGCCACTGTTGGCGCTGAAATTTTAATCTGGCGGCTTCGTTTATGGGTGACTAACCTCAAATTACCCACCCCGTAGCCAGCTCAGAGAGGCGCGGTTGAGTCATTGCCCGGTCGCCGGGCTTTTTTCATTAACCCCGCTTTACTAATTCTTGCCAAAAACCAGACGTAGTGGCAAGATCCGCACGTTGCGATTATAGGAATATACTGATGTTAAAGCTGTTCGCTCGCTACGCTTCAGTTGGGGCGGTTAACACTCTCATTCACTGGATAATTTTTGCTGCTCTTTACTCACAGGGCTTCAACCAGTCGATGTCAAACTTTGCGGCCTTCTGTTGCGCGGTAACCTTTTCATTTTTCGCAAATGCCAAGTGGACATTTGACGCTGAGACCACCACGTTTCGCTACATAATTTATCTTTTCTTTATGGGCGGCATGGCATCTACAGTTGGAATGTATGCGGACAGGTCGCACTCCAGCCCTGTTATTACGCTTATTGCTTTTTCTGCCATCAGCATGGTGTGTGGATTCATTTATTCAAAGTACATTGTTTTCAAGGATAGAGGATGAAAATATCCCTTGTCGTTCCGGTATTTAATGAAGAAGACGCCATAACCATTTTCTATAGGGAAATCCGTCATTTTCAGCCCTTCCAGGGGGAAGAGGTTGAAATTGTCTTTGTAGATGACGGTAGCACTGACTACACAGCTGTTCTGATGAAAGAGATGGCGCAGGAAGATAGTCTGGTCAAAAACATATTCTTTACTCGCAACTTTGGTAAAGAAGCTGCGTTATTTGCTGGGCTAGCAGAGGCCAGCGGCGAGGTGGTAATACCTATAGACGTGGACCTTCAGGACCCGCTGGAAGTCATTCCGCGCATGATTGAGAAATGGCGAGAAGGGGCTGATGTTGTTCTGGCAAAGCGCATGGATAGGTCTTGCGATAGCTACCTCAAGAGAAAAAGCGCTGAATGGTTCTACCATCTTCACAACTTAATCAGTAATCCTCAAATTGAAGAGAACGTAGGCGATTTTCGTCTTATATCCCGAGAAGTTGTCGAACACATCAAGCTGCTGCCTGAGAGAAACCTTTTTATGAAGGGGATACTATCCTGGGTAGGTGGTAAGACAGATGTGGTTGAATACGTAAGAGCCGAAAGAGCCGCAGGAAAAAGTAAGTTTAATGGCTGGAAGCTTTGGAATCTGGCGCTTGAAGGGATAACGAGCTTCTCCACTTTCCCGCTGAGAATGTGGACGTATATCGGACTCTTCGTAGCCGGTTGCTCATTTTTTTATGGGGCATACATGATTGTGGATACCCTTTGTTTTGGCAATCCGGTGAAGGGATATACATCGATAATGGTATCGATGCTATTCCTTGGCGGCGTTCAGCTGATAGGTATTGGAGTGCTCGGCGAATACATTGGCCGCATTTACATCGAAACCAAGAACAGACCAAGATACATTACTAAGTCAAAGGAATGACATCTATATGATTTCAATTTTTAAAAAGCAACCGCGCACATTCTCTTTCATGTTTTTCTGTGCTTTGATTGCACTTTATGTGATGCCTATAATCTTAACGGGCAGGCTCTACATTGATGACTTGGGTCGGACTCTGTATGGATATTCCGGATGGGGGTTAAACGGCAGGCCGTTAAGTGATGCAATAATGCAGTCTATGAGCTTAGGCGGTGAACTGCTAGACTTGTCACCACTCAATCAAATATTAAGTGTTTTGATACTTTGCATTGCCCTGTATTATTATGCTGCAAAATTTTTTGGCGAAATTAGCTTTATAGGATCGCTTGTTATATGCTTTCTGTTCATAGCAAATCCATTCTACATTGAGAACCTTTCATACAGATTTGACTCTTTAACAATGGCTTTGAGCATGGTGTTACTGCTAATTCCATACTCAGTTGCCAGCAGGCGATACATAAGCGACCTATTTTCTATTCTTATGATTATAGGATCTCTTTCTCTTTATCAGGCATCAATAGGTCTGTTTGCTATTCTGGCTTTGATTGAATCTATTACGGCTTCGAACAAAGGCAACAAACATATTGCTTCAATGATAGCAAGAAGGGTAATGCAGCTGTTTATAGCCTTCCTGATATATAAGACATTCATATCTTCTTACTTCGTTAAGGATTACTATAACATAACTCACTCTGAAGTTATTAAGTTAAGCCATGAATCCTTATCGGTGCTTATTGAGAACATCAAAAGCTTCCTATGGTTTTTGAATAGCTATTTTCATAGCATGCCTGTCGCATTAAGGGTTTTAATCCCCTCAGCAATTGCATATTCAACAATTAAAATGGCTTATGAAATCTATAAGATAGGCTCAAAAGATAATGCTATAGCTCTTTTAATCCTGATATTATCACCCTTTTTAGTTCTGGTATTTTCAATAGCACCTATGGCAATACTTAAAAGCCCAGTTTTTGCACCAAGGGTTCTTCTCTCTTTTTCTGGTGCAGCTATGTTTTATGCTTTCCTGATGCTGCGAAATATAAAAAGCCCTGTAATTTTGACTTTTATTTTCGCTCCGTTAGTTTGGATTAGCTTTGTTTACAGTTACTCTTTTTCCAATGCGTCCAAGAGCCAGTCCATAACTGATGAGATAATAGCCACCTCCGTATTTCAGGAAACATCTCACCATGAATTTAGCCTCAAATACGTTACTGTTAATGGAGAAATGCCTAAGTCAAGGCAATTGCTCATGGCGGAAAATAAACTACCGCTTATGTCAAAGCTCGTTCCTGTTTACTTGAGTTATGACTGGGTTTGGGGAGCGGAACTTCTAAATCACTATGGAATGAATTTAGAGTTCAAAGTATTAGGAAGTGAAAAGAAAAATATGATATGTAAAAGCACCCTGATCACCAAGGGAAGCATTTACTCACTTTACTCATTCAATGATATTCTGATCATTGATTTTCTAAGAACTAAGTGCTGAGGATGCCCCGGCTTAAGCCGGGGTGAAATTTATATGGCTGTCGGCCAGTCAATATCAGGCGCCTTGGAAGTATCAACCCGGCTTAAAAGCACGCGATATTTTTTCAGTGTAGTTAACTGTGTTCTTTCTTCATCTGTCGCCATGTCTAGGTCTACCGCATCCTGAAGTATGGAGATCGTCTGGCTTGCTTCAGCTATAAGGTTAGCCTTTTGCAGCTCAGCCTGAGAAATCAAATCTTCTTTTGGCACCTCAGGTGGCGGTGGCGGTGTGAACTTGCCTTTTTTATAGGTCCACCCGATACCTGCGCCACTATCCCCGGTTTTAACAGCTTCCATTCCCTCTGGTGGCGCCCATTCCGCCTCTCCGTCCCACAAACTTGTGCTGACCACATTCCCTTCAGAGTCGATCACTGCATACACTTCTACGGCCATTATGCGTACTCCTCAATAATTGCAATTCCCGACCTGCCCGCAGCGCCAGCATTTACGGGCTGAGACGGTCCGTTTGCACAGCCAGATGCGCCGGAACCGAATCCGCCTCCTGTATTGGCGTTATTGTTAATAGCAGGTATCGACCCACCCACACCTAACTGGCTGTTCGCACCGCGCGATCCCGCAGCGTAATTGGTTGACACCGCAACAGCAGCTTCGGCTCCGGGGCCAGATGAGCCAACTATATTCCAGTTGGTTGGGCTATTTGAGTTTGTATTTGCCACGGGCTGGAATGGAGGGGTAGCCGGTCCTGCTGGCAATCCCGCCTTGCCGCCAGGTGCTGAGATAAGAGTACCTACGGATGTTGTCCCGCCATCCCCTCCGTATGGTGAAATTGCTGTGCCCCCCACGCCGCCGCTACCAATCGTCACCGTGGCCGATGATAATGCTGATACGTCGTAGATACCCTCAGCATATGCACCTGCGCCGCCGCCATTGCTTACAGAAACCTGACCGGTACCTGTAGCGGGAGCCGCTGAACTCCCGCCACCTCCACCAAGAACCCTGATCTTCCATTTTTTTGCGCCGGCTGTTTTGGTGACAGATCCGTTAGCGGTGAATACCTGAACGTTTAAAAGCCGCCCCGGCGTAAGAGCCGTCATACCTGATTTAAGGTTCGCAAGAATGGAAGCCGTATTTCCATTATCAAGAACATCCACACCTGCAGAATCTGAGATGAATTGCGCAAGGACCGACGCCATAACCGTGCTCTGGCGTAGGGCTTTATTTATCTGCGCGGAAGAAGCTTTACCAGATGAAAATCCGCTTACTAACGCAGCAAGGGCTAAATAATCAGCCTGAGAAATTACGTTTGCGCTGTTTCCAGTTGCAAAAGCTTTAAAATCATTGGTAGGCATTATAAATCTTCTCCCCAGTTACCAGAGTCAAATCCGGATATATATTCGTTATCCACATCAAAACCAAAAAAAGAATCGCCACCATTTGACGGCATCTGTATTTCCCTCACCTTTACACCCGCAGCTTTAACGGTCATATATCCGTTTTGTATAGCCCACCATAATTCAGCATTAACCTGATCGATGGGATTCAGGTCATAACGAGATGGAACGTAACCGGGAGGTAATGCGATGAATGGCCCCTTATTAACTGCGCTATCGAGAATCATCCTGTCAATTTCACTGATAACAACCGTAGGGTCAGGAAGTATCCATATAGAAATGGACATATCCTGATTATCGACAATTGCCATACGAATACCCGATCCTGTCAGGGCATTGTCGAGAATCTCAGGCAATGTGTCGTTCTGCCCGTTCCAGTTATTTATAGCAATTTTGACTTTTAGCACCAGTCGATAAACTTCGTCACTCAGGTCAAGAAACCCATCATCAGGATCGAAAGGTCCCTGCCAGACGCCCTGGTCCCAGCCAAGTTTCTCTGTATCCCACGAGAAATACACGCCAGAGATAGGCGCCCTGACCCTGCGCTTGCGGCCTATCCATTCACCCAGAATATCCAGCTGCTGGCCGATGGCGGTATCAATGTCGAAATCCTGAATCATGCCTGTCATTGCGGCTGAAACGTCGATTAACGGTCGCGTTGAGAGGTCAATGTGTGCAAAAAACTTAGGTTTCCCTGCGTGATAGTTCGTTATCCTGTCAGTGTATTTACTCATACAGACACTTCCAGATTAATGTCCGCAACCCTGCAGGATGCGGAGTGATCGAAAGCTATTACGATATTGGTCGCAGCCACTCCTGCCGAAGATGTCCCAATCAGCAATTCGGTAATGTCGTAATACCGGGCATTGCCTCCACTAACGACGCCCAGGTTAGCCGGTGAGTAAACGCGACTGAGAAGAACGCTGGCGCCGATTGCCAGAGAGTTAATGTAGGCAGATACAGCCGCCTTTATCTCTTCGCCGACGTGGGATGTGTAGCCCGTAAGAGGCTCGATAGTGATTTTCACGTAAATGGGCACATCGACCGGCCTTGAAAAACCTACCGGGTGAGGGTTTCCGTACTTATCAGGCACAACAATCACCGTACTACCGTAGGGTGTTACGCCCTGCCCTTTCACACCACGAATGCTGTTTGCAATGACCGTAGCATCACCACCTTCGACAATGGCCGCGATCGAGCGCGGAGGCAGGCCATTTGCATCAGTGGTATCTGTATCGTTCTCATACAGCTTGTGTCGCGTTACGCCGCTGATATTTGCTATCGCACCATCTACCGCCTCAAACGGCGTCAGAGACGGTAAAGCAACGCTCTGTGATTGCCGGACACGCAATTCATCATTTGTTTCGGCAGCAACACCTACCGTGGCCGCTTGCGGGTTAGTTACTGATACCCAGCCACGTGTCGGGGTGTTTATCTTATTGACTGAGCCGGCAGGGGCCGCCACAGCGCCAGCAACAGAACACGTCGCTGTAGCAATAACCGTCCCATCAATACCAATTGTCACCTGAGCAGGAAGATTCCAGATGATGCCGTTGGCATCTTTCACAGAGCCGTTTGTGATTAACGTTCCGGCCTCACCTTCGATCAGCTCATCGACCGTAGAGTTTGTCGCAGCCCGGCGAGCGATGCCGTTAATTTTGACGTTACTGGTTAATGCATCGTCCAGCGCCGTCGACGGAGAAAATGACCGGTAAACAGAAATGGCCGTGTTGTTGGCATCGTGAATGGCCAGAGCCACCAGAGCGACCATCTGGCCGTCTTTGCTGTCCGGGTCGAGATAGGCATCACTGCCATAAATCTGCTGAAAATAGCCGGTGATGGTGTCCAGAACGGTCTGATAGTCGGGCGCACTTATCCCCTCAGCGGTTACCGTTGCCGATAAGCCGAGTGTGTCGAGGTCCAAAGACATTACGCCTCCGAAGTTACTGTGGTTGTCCCGTAGATGGTTTCCACCGTTGCTGTGAACGTTACACGGCGCGTGGTGCCGTCAACGGTGGTATTAAATGCAGTGATTGAGCTAACCCCCTGCGTTTCGAGGATCCGCTTACGGATAGCGAGGTTGTAGGTATCCGGCTTTTGCTTACCCAAAACGGACTGAATCCACGGGGTTCCCTCCGTGGTATCGAGGAACCACTGCCCGTACCAAAGCAGAAAGCGCGTTTTAATGGCCTGCGCGACAGCCTCGAGGGAGTTAACCAGCCAGGTATCATCACCCTGACCGAAGGTGTAATCCCCATCGTCATCTTCTCGACGGTATCGCATATCACCCTCCGAGTGGTGCTGTACTGCTGCCACCAGACTCAACGCCACCATGCGTATGCTTATCAACGATTGAGCCATCCACCAGCTGCAGGCGGCCGTCCGAAAGAATTTTAAGCCCGTTCAGGTTAAAACCTCCCGGCGCCGTGCCGTTGATAGCTCCACTGGCAGGATTGAGGCTCAACTTTGTTTCCCCGTCATCACTGCGCAGCTCTACCGCACTGGTGCTGATACCGCCGATTTTCTTCGCCTGAGACTGCGGGCCGACAATGCAGAAGGCATCAGATAAATCATGCATGCGCTCGTCTACTGGCTCCTGAATACCTCCACTTTGCCACCAGAAATCAATGCAGCGGTCGGCAAAGATAACCAGGCACTCATCACCTTCTTTGATCGGGAAAGTCAGCGTACAGCCGCCGCCACGAGGAAAGACGACGGGAACATCCACCAGCAGCGGATAGTCCTTTGTGCTTTTGTTGCCGTCGTTGTCACGCTCGATGTAGCGGATCGCCGGCTGAACAACAGCCGTAATTGATGCGGGGTCGAATGACTGGATGATACCAGGTAGCGCAACGCGCAACTGTTCGTTTAGTGTCTTCCGTTCAGACGCCAGAACCTCCGCCAGCGCACCACTACGGGTTTTATCGGATACGGCCATTTGCTTTACTCCGGGCATTAAAAAACCCGCCGAAGCGGGTCTGTTTTATGTATTAGTAAAATCTAAGACGCAACTAATAGTTCTTTATTATTTTGGGCTTCTTCTGCTATCTCAAGAGAGCGGTAGTATTGCAATGCAGCGGGATCTGCAACGTATTCAACTTTACCGTGATGCTCCTCAACGCACTGAATTATTTTGTTTAAGTCCGTTTTAAAGAACTCTTTGCGAAGGTTAACCTTATTCATTCGCTCACTGCTTAGTTTGTTATGCAATGCATACTCAAGGGCTGGCGCATCGTCACAGCTAATCATTGCGTGCACATCGAATTCGAATGGCACGCTTGCTCCGCTTAGCTCACTTACTCGGTCGAGTGGCTCAAGGCGGCGCGTCATGCCTATTTTGAATACATTTTCACCAAATGAACCGATATTTGAAATGATATAAACATGGCCCTGTTTAGTCATCTGAGCCATTGATTTCGCTCGCTCATACTGCTTGTGAACGTCCTCAATCTCTTGCTCCAACTGACGGCGGGTTTCTTCTAGTTCCTGGCGGTGTTCTTCATCAGCAGCCAATAGCGCTTCTTCTACTGCTTTGCGCCGTGCTTCAAGCTCTTGCTCTTTGGCTTCAGCTTCTTGTTGCTGCCTTTCCAACTCTTCAGCACGCTGCCTTTCCTCTCGCATTTGACGTTTAATTTCATTCTGGGCGTCACGCTCATCCTGTGCAGCCTGCAGTTCCAGGACCTTATCCCTAAATTCTTTTTCTACCACCTTCCAGTCAGAATGGTCGCGTAGTTGGAAGAAATCATATTTAGCAATTAACGTCTGGTAAATTGCTTTTTCTCTTCTGATATCTTCTAGTTTTTTCTCGAAGTTTCTCAGAGTGACAGAAGCGAGAAGGGTCTTACGTTTGTATCGGTAGGTATCATCAAGAACCTTCTGTATCTCTTCTTGTGCTGAGTGGTGCTGTTCACGGAATATGGTTTCAAAATCAAACGCAAAATCGACAGCCTTACCGAGGATTTCCTTACTTTTTATCCTATTTATCTCGATAATCTGCCTGAGCTCGTTTTTCAGATTGTTATGCTCAACTTCACGAGCAATATCTTTATTCTTATACTTTTCAATTACTTCTTCTTTTTCTTCAATTTCAGCCGCCAGTGATTTTTGATTCCTTAGCTCAAGATACTCAACAACCTTTTTATGTTTGCTTATCAAATACCTATAAGTTATATAAGCACCTATAGCAGCCCCCACTCCTAAGACTATCAATATTGGATACAGCGCTTCCATTTACAGTTACCCCAGATTAACAATTAGAATCATCTGGAATATACAGGATCTAACCTTTAGAGCGCCATACCAAGGCGGCCTTATAGCTTAGCCAGAGACCTTTTTGCAGGGGAAGGAACCTATGATCTTCGGGGCATCCATGCTGTTTTGCAGTAGCTGGACGTTGAGGAATGCCTTTCCGTCGCGCTTTACAAACTCAAAGCCATAGTTGTTACCATCACGCGCAGGCATAAGGCCCATGTCCATTTTCATGTTCGCGTAGTCGCCACTCTTACCCAAAAACTTTATTTTCTGAGATGTGACTGTTTCTCCGTTGATAACGGTCATTCCATCACCTGTCATCACATAATTTCCACACTGAATTGCAGCCATTACTGGGGTTGAAATCACCGAGAACAACGCCAAACAGAAAATTTTCATTAAAGCCCTCTTTCCCTCGCCGATGAGGAAACAAGATCCATCGCGCCACGCGCCTCACACATCATATCCATGTACCACGCCTGGCCCCTTGTGTCGCCAGTGTACATAATGCCACGGACAATATAAACGCCGTCAGTCGCAATACTGGCAGGCTGCGCAGTGGTGCCTTCAATGATGATGTTTCCGTTGTTGTTCTGGTCGGTGATGCGCCCTTGCGTCATGGCGATATCGTTATTGCCCAGCACAGTGCGATAGACAGATGCCTGATTCAACTCTATCAGCCCGTTAACCCGGATGTTGGGGTTAATCAGGCAGCGAACGTTAACACCGCTGCCGATGGTTTGCTGTGGCATGCCGATAAGCCCGGTGGCGCTATTCAGTTTAATGGCATCGTGAACCACTTCATTTCTTGCGACCATTTCCCGTTTGCCATCAACAAACATCCAGTCAGCCTGGCATTGGTCGGCAACGTTATCCATCAGGTTGCGGGTCATGCCAAAAAGCACCCTGCCGCGAGGAAACACCGTTGCAGGCATTGCAGGGGTATTCCCTTCCGTGGCCCCGTTAGCGTTGAAGTCCTTCATGAGCACTGCATTGACGTCAGAGACCGTATAGCCAGCCGCCAGCGTCTGCGCAGTGATCGAGGTAGCGAATGCCCGGTCAGAATCAGCCGCCTGAATGAGGACAAAGCTATCAACGGGGTTATCTTTCCCTGTGATGGTGTACCGGATTTCCCCGTCGAAAATCAGTCCATAATTTCGACCGTCCATCTGCCCGACTTCATCGGGATTTACTGTCCTGGCGACGCCTACCTGGCTGGCGGGAACGTCAGCTGCAATGCCATCGTAACCAGCGATAACCCTAATCCGGGAGAATTCCTCACCGACGATCCGGTTTACGGTATCAGCTGCAAGGTTGTAGATTTTGAAAGTGCCTACACGCGTTTCGCTGCTCAGGTTAAACCAGTCGATATTAAACGTGACCTTGAAGCTACCAAAATCAGTTGCATTGCCTTTTGAGTCGACAAGCTGTAGCTCAAAGTGCCGCATCCAGTTCTGAGACATAATCACTCCGTTACTGCGTAAAGGTGGCTCTTAATGCCGAGGTCTGTTTCGGTAGGGTTATCATTTGCCGGATCGTCGCAATCAACATAAAGCGAGAATCCCAAACCGAGATAGCGATACTGCGCCAGCAGGTCAGCGCCAGTGATTAACGGGATGCCTTTTATCAGATCTGCGCCGCTGCTATCCATGACATCCAGGCACCAGAATACAGCCCGCCACGTTACCGCCATCTGCAAGCTCTGGCCCGCCAGCGATATAGAAAATTGCTGATTTTCCGGAGAGAGAGGAATTTCGCTGATTGCCATTTACCCTCCTGACACTACACCGCTTAATCGGCTCAGTATTGATTCATTTTTTTGCACTGGCGTTTTCACCCCAGAGTTCTGCATTGCTGACGTATTAGCCCCCTCCTTCATATCTGTTTTCGCTGCAACCTTAGAGTTGGTGGTGCTGGTAATAATGACTTCACGTAACGTCAACACAGCCGAAAGAACATTTTCCGTGGAGCGTTCGGTTGTGACTTCAATCGCCCGGATCAGCATGTTGCTGTAAAGCCGCTTGCCTGTTACCACATCGAACGGCACCCGGCTGTTCTGGAGATCCAGTAGATTCTGGTAAACCTCCCTCGGGCTTAATCCAGCACTTAGCCCAAAGGAAGTTGTGTCCAGCAAATCCAGCAATGAGCCGCCACCAGCAAAACCAACCTGCATTACAACTTCAGAAGGTCGGCGATAGGCATGGTCGGAAATTGCTGCGCCAACCTCTACGGGATGCTCGGTTATTTCAAGCGAGTCATCGTGCTTTTCCGAAATAACAACACTGGGGACTATCAGCCCGATCCGCCTGCTCTGCTGCTGAAAGAGAGTAGAAAGAATATCCATCATCCTGCTCCAGTTTGGTTATTTCTCAGCACCCTGGCATTAGCATCAAGCTGGCGGCGACTGACTTCCTGCCCAATTTCCTGAGCATTCCCGCCATAGATGTTGTAGGTGTTTTGCTGATTCACCTGCGCTCCAGCAGCCTGATGGGCAAGCGGGCTATTCCAGTTCGAATACCCCTCTTTGCGGGCCATAGACTGCATGAGCATAGCCATCGTATTGGGGTCGGACAGGTTTAATGCTGCCGTCGGCGATACACCCATCCAGCCAGCAACATCACGGGCATATTTGGCAGGATCGTTGTTATCGGCCGCAGGTGCCCAGGTGCTGGCGATATCCATGATAGTCTGCAGGCGGCGCCCGGTCGTTTTACCAGTAAAGTACCGCATGAGCTGGTTTTTCATGGCCTCCCAGCCTTCCAGCGCAGAACCAAACGCACGAAAGCCACCACCGCCTACGGGCCGAATATTGCCGGGGTTATTGTTGCGATCGGCAAGCGTGTTCTGCTCATGCTGATACCAGCCGCCATCACTGAAACGGGATTTAACCTCCTCCCAAAATCCCAGAACTTTACCTCGCGCATTGACTGCGCTACTGGTAACACCAGGAAGGGCGTCAGGTTGATCGCTGCCTTGTTTGAGAAGAGCCTTGCCAATATTTGCAGCATCCGACCAGCGACCGTCCTTGATAGCGTTAAGCAGGTCGCCGATCATACTCAGCATCTTGCTAAACTCACCCATCTGGGTAATGAAGTTGCTGAAATCCCATTTTAAAGACCAGGATTTAGGGTCGATATTGAGCAGCTTTGCCAGCGCTTTTCCGAGATCGAGGACAGTCTGTTTCAGGTCACCGACCATTTTCAGTGCTGCGTCTACTTCAGGCTTCCATTTCCCCCAGTCAACGAGGCTCTTACCGCCCTCCTTCCAGGTCTGGTAATCCTCCCATAGCAAAGCAATGGCAGCGGCAAGACCGAGAACCCACGTAATCGGCGATGCGAGCATAGCGCGGTTGAGCATCCACCACGCTGCGGTTAGCGCTCCAATAAGTTCGATCAGCTGCTGCGACTGTTTATCAAGAGAGTCCCACCAGTCGCTGATACCCTGACCCAACTGGATGAGGCGGTAAATTACCCGGCCTACCATCTCGCCAGCCCAGAGAATTCCTTTCACGGTACCGGTTATTGCGCCTTCAATTTTCGGGAAGTTTTCCAGGATCTGGCGACGCAGCCTGTCGAGAGAGCCAGCAAGGCCATCAGCGAGGCTGGAGCCTATTTTATCCCGCGCCATGCCTGCCATCAGCCCAAAAGAGCGCAGCGAGGTCATGAATTTATTGGAGCTGACGGCGGCCACATCGGCGTTATAACCGATCGCCTTCGCCATCGCGGTGTATTCGCCACTAAACTGGCCGATACCGCGACGCATTGCCATCAGGGTGTTTTCATCCAGCCCCAGCATTTGAGCGTACTGGTTCGCGCGGTAATACGGCATACTGCTAAGACGCTGGCCGACGCCGGTAAAGATCGTCGCCATATCCCGCATGTTGCCGCTGGCATCACGCGTTTGAACCCCCAGCCGGTTCAGGAAACCCTCAGCGCCGGGATTATTACGCATGAACCTGGCAAGATTTTCGAGAGAGCCGCGGGCCCCGTCGACACTGCCGCCAACCTGACTAACCGCATACCCAATCTGCTTAATGCCCTCCACCGTCGCGCCTGTGCGCTGAGAGGCCCAGTACAGGTCGTCGAGACCGCTGGCAATTTTCGCGGCGAATGCAACGACGGAAAGCGCCGCTGCCTCAACTTTGACGCCCAGCTCAATCGCTTTAAGCGTTATCCCGGCAACGACGGCATCGAATTTTCTGGCGCCAGCCTCATCAACTTTGAACCCAAGCGAGATCAGAAAGTCCTTGAGCGTTTCAGCGTTCATTATCCTCTCTCCATTTCGCTATGCGGTTTTCGTTATCGGCTTTCAGGTCAATCCAGTCATTCATACGGGCAATATCAGCCAGGTCTACTGACCCATCTTTCAGGTCGGTGTAATGGATGAGCCCGGCATCCACCGGGCGCATCAGGAAATCCTCACCCTCTGGCATGGATTCGAGGACAGGACCTATGGCTGGGTAGGCGTCCCGCTGCCGGGGAGTTCTTTCAAAAAATTTCCCAGGCTGTCGGCGACCACCCGCGCCACCAGCTGCAGCATCGTGAACAGGTCGATATCGTCGAACATCAGCGCGCCCTGATCGAAAATTTTCACCCACCCTTTTTCATGCTGGCGCATAACAACGCCCAGGCATGGATGAATCACCGCGTTAACGTCCTCTTCAGGCAGAGCTGCCAGCGTATCGGCAATCTTCGGCAGGACGATATCCAGAGCGTCGAACGCCCTTTTCTCACCGAAAACCAGTTTGCCCTCGCTGTCTCTGACCATCATGGATTTCAGCGTGCCAAAGTCAGAAACCAGCCCGGCCAGCACCGGCAGCAGTTTGCGGCTAACCTTCAACTGCTGGAAAACATCGAGCTTTGCGGTGCGGTATTTAACGCCTTTGATTTCAAATTCCATCTGTTAAAACTCCCCAAGCAGCTGATCAATCTTGCCGCAATCAAATACCCATGCGACTGTTCCGGCGACTTTCGGGTTATTCCAGTCAGGCTGTTTCTGGAAAGCACACGAACGCGCTGTAGCGGTGTCACCTGATACTTTGTTGCGAATGACGATGACGTTATTGCCCCACGTCGCCGAGGACAGGCTCTGTGCGTTGTACATCAGCGAGAGCTTTTTGTTTACCGGGGAGGTTTTCAGCAAAGTTACCGTGATGGTGCCGCTCTTTCCGGCGTGCAGGCTGTGCATCACCTCGCCATCGGCGCCGATGGTCATGGTGTTTTTGGCCTCTGTCATTGTGACAGTAATGCCCTCTTCGGCATTGGCTGAGCCGTAGCCAAGCTCAACTAGCCCGGTAGGCCCTGCGAGAGAGGCCGAAACATCAAGAAACGAATACGTAGACATCTATGGCTCCTTAGCGCACGACCGTGATTGCGACGGTACCGTAATGAACGGCTCCGGCCAGTTTCCCGGCAACCTGAATTGGCACACCTTTCCGCGCTTCGCGATCGACCTGAAGCTGGTCATCAACGTTTTCTGCCCAGGTGTAATAGCCCTTCGTCAGCATGTCACCGGTATTGAGCTGGCCAATCGGGCCACCAGTCCATTTACCCGGCGCAAAGAGACCGTTTTGCACAGCCTTATCGAGCACCAGCTCAATGTTGGCGATACGGGTTGTGGTACCGGCGTCGGTCTGGGGGATTTTGGTTGTGCTCGTATAGAGCGTGTTGTAGTCAGCCGTCTGCACGGCGTTCTGCAACCAGTCGAGGCCATGGCGCTCGTCGAAGAAATCGCCGTTTGCCATAACGCCTTGTTCAAGAATCGCTGTATCGTTTTCGTAGTACACGTAAACGTTGCAGTTCTTCGCTTCCAGGTTGTTAGCCTGCGAGGTGCCCAGGGTTTCGTAGGTAACGCCCGGCAACTGTTTAAACTTGAGGGTGATCGTCGTGTTGCTTCCAGTGAAGTCAACAGTAAACGCACGCGCAAACGAGGACAGCGCAGCATAGCGGCTGCTGGTCGAGTACTGGATAAAGGTACGGCTGTATTTCGCTGCTTTCAGTTTGGAAGCCAGATCCGTCGTGGTAGCCGCGTCAAGAATCGTTGAATCAGCCGAGGTAACGCCAAAGATGCGGGATACACTCGCGGCTTCGATAGCCGCCGCAACACTGATAATGTCGGTGTCGGAAGGGTAATCAGCAACCGGCACGGCAAGATGAAGGCCATACCATGAATTCCAGTCCAGCAAAGCGTTAACGGCCTGCAGGAGACTTTCTGCGCTGCCTGTTTCGCCCGTTGCCAGCGTTTTCGCCCAGCGACCGACATACACCAGAGTCGGCTGCGGTTGCTGGGAGAACCAGATAACAGCCGCCGCATACTCCTGACTGTCTACACCAAAGTCATCGCCGATATCATCAGCGCTGGAGTAAAGGCGCAGCCGCTCAGAAATCGGAATAACAGTTGAGTCGCCCAGGATGAGCATTGAGCCAAAATTGCGCCCCTGCGCGGCCCGAGCAGAAAGCGTCACCGTCACATTAGCGATACGGTTAAGGGGAAGCCCTTTTTCCATGTTAGTCTCCGGTAACTATCGTGACGTTAGGGTCAACGACAGATTTAACGTTGTAGGTACGGGTGTTTTTGCGGGAAAGGGTCACGGCAAGGTCATACCGGCGCACCCACTGGTTGTTGATCAATTCGGGGAGGTTTCGTATATCATCAGCGCTCACCAGCGACAAACCTGAGATTCGTCGCAACGTATCTGCGTTTTGATCTACAAACATTCCGTCGCGAAACCACGTGGCCATCCCGGAACCGCCGGGGCCATAGAAACCGAAAAGCACCTGGATACTCTCCCATGACCATTGTTCGCTCTGCTCTTCGCTTACCTGGACATTTGCAGGAGTGCCGGGACGTAAGAGCGTGGAGAAGTTAAACCCGCACCACGTCTCACCGTTCGGCGGTATTTTGGACTGGGGATCGGTAAACCGGGGCAACACCAGGTTAACCGCAATCCCCGTCACGCCTCTTACCCAGCGACTCAGTTGCTTTTCCAGCTCCTTATCGTAATCAGGAGCATCCCCAGCGGGGGTTAGATACCCAGGCTCTGTGCTGTCGTTACTCAACGGGAATCCCTCCGTTAAACTCCAGCAGTTCGCAATGTGCCTGCACAAACCCGGCACCGTATCGGGTGTACGGATCGACAAAGGTCACGCGGTACCGTCTGCCGCTGTATAAAACGATATCAGCGTCGAGTTCTGGCGTTGAGTCACTGGCAGGCATCCCCTGAGTTAGCCTGAACTGGGTAACAATGAGGATGGCGCCATTGATGTTTTGCCCGGCGGCCATTCGCTTAGCCTCAAGCGAGCGATCGACGGTTACGACACCAGAGAACGGAATAGCCTGCGCGGTATTAGTCGGAAAATTATCTTCGTCCACCGTCTGCACCTGGCGATAACACACCAGAGACTGGTCGACAAAGTCCGGATCAAGCAGGACATCTGTCACATCGAGAAAAGGCATTATTTTTTCCTCACGACGTACTGTATCGCTCTGAAAAGGAATCCGCGGGCACGCAACGGCTTATCGCCAGGGATAGGCGGTTTCATTTCTCTGCGCTTCTTGATGGTCTTTTCAGATAGTGGGGTCAGCCGATCGCCTGCCTCAATGACAGCCTTTGAGGCATCACGCGCAATCTGGCCTGCGGCTTCAAGATGCATCGACGCCACATCTGCCTTACCTTCAAGCGCAGACTGAGCGGCCAGCTTTAAACGCTCGGTCGTTTTATCCCGGGAATCCTCAATACCCATGTCCAGAAATGGCCTTGGCGGCAGAGTAACGGTCTCACCGTCTATCTCTACGGTTGCCCCGGTGGACTGGAGATACCCCAGCTCAGCGTTGCTCAGCGGCGCATCATCGCGCGGAGGGCCTGCCGGGATACCAACCAGCACATCAGCGCCTGACAGCTGCTTCAGCGCATCCAGAACGACGTTGTAATTGTCTTCCCGAATTGTGAGCCCGCTTTTCATTCCGGCGTCCCCAGTTGAACCGCACCGGCACCAAACATCATCAGGTATTCCCAGAACTCCGATCCGTAACGGGAGTTGTTCCAGAAACCGGCATTAGGGTCCAGGGTTGCGCTTGCGTCATAACTGGCTGAAACCTTATCCACTGATTTCGCGGTCTGTATGCCGCTATTTACGCCACCAGCAGTACCCACAGCTACACCACGCATATCGGCGGCGTAAAGGTACATGTAGTGCGCAACATACAGCCCGACGATGTAGGGAAAGATATCTACGCCAAAGCGCGACTCACTCAACATGGCATCAGCAAGATTCAGTCGAGTCTGGATCATTGGCGTGGGGTACTTTGTTTCGTCAGCGAACTGCGGAAAGGTTAACCTGAACTGCTCAGGCGTCGGCAGACTTTGATTTCTTGCCATTATCGGTAGTCTCCGGCAATTGCGCTTCGAGTTCAGCAATACGCGCTTCTTTCTCGGCGATTTTTGCTTCCAGCTCAGCAATGCGCGGGTCTTCTGCGACCGCTGGCGCTTCGCCATCCGGAGAACAGTGCGCTTTTACGAACCAGTGATCAGCAAACGTGTCATCAACGTCGTGGAAGCCAACCGGGAAATGCTTTTGCTCTTTGCCGTCGTTGAAGTTAAACGGGGAGAGTACGTAAATCTTTTTCATTGCAAGTCCTCATGAGCGGCCCTTTCGGGCCGCCGCAGGTTAGATGCCGTCGACGTAGGCCAGAGTTTCCGGATAAACCGGCTCTACTGCACCGAGCTTGCCGTAATAGGTTACGAGCTGATACAGGCCACGATACTGGATCGGCACGCTCATCAGCGGAACCATCGGGAAGCGAACGTATTTCTTGTCGTTGGTGTAGAACATCATGCGATCAGAGTTCGACACGCCACGACCTTTCGCCCATTTCACCGGACGGATGTTCAGAGGACGCCCGTTCTGGTGGTATGCGATGGTGTTGGTTTCCAGATAGGTCAGCAGGGACTGGTTACCAGCGCTGGATACGATGGTGCTTGCCAGCAGAGAGAACTGCTCCGGCGGGATCAGCAGGTCCGTCGGTACCATGGAGTAAGCCGAGTTGGCCCACGCTGCACTCAGCCCGGCATTAATGCTCGCCCGGATTTCGTCAGCGGTGGAGGTCGCCCAGGTCTTCGCTGCGTTGGTCGGCGTTACCTGCGTCAGGTTCATCAGGCCTTTAACGTTCAGACCGGAATCGCCGATATAAACCTGCTCGTCCGTGTCCATGTTCCACTTCAGCTGCATGCCGTCGTACTTCTGCGTGTCGATCGGACGACCAACCTGCGCAGCTGCCTGCAATTCAGGAACGGTCCAGCCAAGCTCCATACCCCACAGTGTGAGCGGGAAGCCAGTTTTTGCGATGTCGACGTTAAGTCCAGCCATCGCGGTCGCGGCTTTGCTAAGCCAGTTTTTGCCGTTGGCATTCGGCGTACCGGCAGCAGCAAAAGTGGTGTTAGTGAACGAGCTGATCTCATCAGCAATAGACACGTCTTCACGCAACTGGATATCGCGCGACCAGGTGAAATTCACCAGCGGCAGATTCAGTGTCTGATCGAGACGCTCCAGCTCATGGACAAGAAAGGCACCAGTGCCGTCGACTGTCGCCTGGTCAAATGTCATTGGCATTTGCGATTTCCTTAAATATTGAAGGCCAGCTCAATGTTGCCGCTGGTGTCGCCAGGGCCATTGAAGTAAGCGTTAGTGATCTGGACGGTATTCGAGCCATCAGCGGCGGCAAGGAACGCGCCGAGAGGGCTTGAGGCGGATGGTGTGGCCACTCGCATGTAGACCGGGCCATGCAGCGCAACGCTGGATGCATCCGCGCCGATGTTTACCGTGACGTAACCACGGACCAGGCAATCGCCGGAGAAGTTTTTACCGCTGCCTACCTGCTGGACTTTATCCGGCTGGCTGGCGGTCGGATACGGACGAACGTAAATGCCCACCAGCACCGACGCTGTATCGCTCGCAGCGATTGGCACAAATTTCCCGGAGGAAATCTTGCCGCCAAGGCCGTAAGCGGGGAAAAGGTTGGAGGAGTCCAGCAGTTGAGGTTCAACCGTCAGATCCTGCGGACGAGAAATTGCCCCGGCGATGCCCGCTGGCATCCGGTAAAGAAATGTATTACCCATTGGTTAGCCTCGTTTAGACCAGAATTCCTGCGCGGCCTGATTCATACCGGCAATGGTTTTAACAGTGGTGGCAGTCTGCGTTTGCAGGCTGTCGACGGTTTTGGTATTGCGGTTTTTAGCCAGCTCAGAAACAGCTGTGAAAGCCATATCCACCGTGGCTTTTTTCAGCTTGCTGATATCGGCATCACCGACAATAGAGCGCACCAGAGATTGATCGGCAGAGGCGAGCACCTGACGCTTGAATACTGTCGGCTTCGCCTTTTCTGGCAACTGGATACCAGGCTGAATCAGATCGGCGCGGTAAGCGGCATCGCCGGTAAGCTTACCCTCTTCTTCCTTTTTCTCCTCTTCGTCCTCGGCATCGCCGGTGCCAGGAGCGGTTGCCGCAGGCGTAAGCTTGGAAACCGCCTCAATCAGCGCCTTACCCCATGCAGGAATCTCTTCCTCGCCATCGCCGGTACCAGGCAATGCCGGGCCGGGAAGCGGATTTTGCGGCGCAAGGTTAATGATCACTCCGCCGGGTGTCATAGAGGTCGATACATCGTTATCGCCCGTGACATCATCAGGCGGGTTATCAATGAGACTTGCCATTTCGGCAGCGTCCCCGGTTTTACGGGCCTTCAGGAGCCGGGTAAACCAGTTTTTAGTAGTGCTTGGCATAGAATCCCCTATTGCACAACGGAAACCGGCCCGCCCGTTAGGGACAAGGGCCAGATGGTTAGCGGTAATCGCAGATTGCTTTGCGAGACCAGGTGAAATCTGTTCGTAATCGGCGTCGTACCCGCAGCTGACCTCGTCATCACCATCATCAATGGCTTGCAGGGCTTCCGGGGTTTTGACGATGACATCAGCCAGCAGCAGATCGGTCTTTTCGTCCGTGCCGCGCCGTACGTTCTGGATGTGGCCGTGAGCCAGTTGGCGCCAGTTATCAGGGGTAACAAAGATGATCTGCCCGTCAAAATCTCGCGGATGGCCGATAGTGACTGCCATGCCTTCGAATGACGCCATGGCTCGCTCGCTGAACACCTCTTCTGGTGCCCGGCGTACGATGACCTTCCCCCTGTCGTTTGGGACAAGCTCAGGCCGCTCTGTGGCGTCGTACTCCTGCTCACCAGTCCTTGCGATCGGGACGTCCTTAAACAGGACTGACCCATCAGCAAGTTGAAAGCGGGTATTACCCAGGCGGGTTTTAAAGAAATATTTCATGGGTTACCTGCTGAATTGCGGGTATTGAAAAGGCCGCTCATTGGCGGCCTGTTATTTTTTTGGTTCTGGGATCTGCACTTCTGGCCAGCAGTCGCAGTTCGGCAGGCATCCGGCGTGGCCGGTCATACCATCAAGCGTCGGCGGGTTATCCCAGCGCACAAATTTATCTTTCATTCCTCGGTGCGATGTCCTGGTACCAGCCCCCTTGATGCGCCACCAGTACCCCTCAGAACCAACGGACAGTGCCCGAGCCTGAGTTAATGCGGTAGTGGCGCGGCCTATCTCAGTGCGGGCTATCATCCGTGCCCTGCTGGCCGCCACGTCACCGGATTGCATGATCATCTCGTAAAGCTGATCGGGGCGCTCACCATGGATGACAGCCTGTATCGCAAGCTCCTGAATTTCCCTGACACGTCCGGCCGCCTCTAATGGCAGAGACTTCATGTAGCGAATCTGTCGGTAAACGATGTCTTGTGCCACCGTGCCGACAGGAGTGTTACTAATCACGTCACGCAGACCAGCGGATATTTCTTCCGAAACAGAGCGCCACTGATTCCACTCTTCTCGCTCCACCTGGGCAAACATCTTTCGACCGACCATTTCGGCCCAGTCGTCGATCACCCCGGAGTAGTCAACAAGCGATTTAGCAATGCTCTCAGCGCTTGCCTGTGAACCATCGTAGGAACCCGTGACGATTTGATTTATCTGGTCGACTATCGCCAGTAGGCTTTTCTGATACTGGGCCTCCGATCGGCGGCGGAGGGCTGGTTTCAGATTCAGTCTCCTGCCACTGTTTCGCCGCATTCTGGATATCCTCATCGCTAATTGAAGCACCGATGCCCGTAACGTCAGACAGCTCGCGCAAATCGGTCAGCGCAGCAGCCGGGGACATTCCCAAATCACGAACCGCGGTTGCCAGAGCGGTAGTCGTGTTGGTCGCCACCGTAGAGCGATCGGTGTCGCTCATCTGCCACAGGGGGTTAAACTCAAAGGTGAAATCTTGCGGCAACGGCTCGCCAAACTCTGAGCGATGCAGTACATCGAATAACAAGCGGATGTGAGGCCGTAAATCTCGCTCCTGAAGCGTTCCCACGTCGTCGTAGTAGTTCGCGAGGTCAGCGTCACCGGTTGAAAAACCCTTCGGTGACTGGCGGAACAGGCGGACAAGAGGAATGCCAACAGCGCCCGCGATATCCTCTTTAAACTCGCTAAGCAGGTCAGACAGGCCCGCGAAAGAATAGGAGTGGGTTTCAAAGGTGTCATCGGCATCAAAAAGCGACATTCCCTCATTTGTCTGGTACTGGCGAACTAATTCCATTTGTTTAACCAGCGCTTCGAATGGTTTACCGCCCACGGCGATAATTTCACGCAGCTTTTTAATCTTTGCCGTTCGCAAATGCGCCTTGTAGGCAAGCTGGGCGGCGCCGACACTGGTGCTATCGTAGGAAGTCAGGCGATCGAAGATGCGCTCGACAATGGACATCCCCCATTCGTTTTCGGTGATTTTCTGCTGGTACGGCAGTTTCACACCATCCATACGGATCAGGCGGCTGTGGTGAACAGTCCACGCAGGAAGCCCCTGCGCCGTTGTCACGATGTCATAGAATTCAGGCTTGCCGAGGTTAGGGCCAAGTGCCTTAATGCGCCTGGTGAGCTGCGGGTTAATCATCCAGCGGTCAAGTACAGCCAGACCTTTAAAACTGCCCTTGCCAACCTTATCCAGCACCAGCGGGGTCAGCGGTGCCTGACCTTCAATCAGAATCAGCGCCACCGCCCCGCCATACAGCCGGGACCATTTCAGCGTCTCGTTGATGCAATCCCAAAGCTGAAGCTCATCGAACCGCGATTCCAGAATGCCACGACGTTTCGGCTCAATCTCACTGGTGATCCGCACGCCCTTTTTGGTCATATCGTCCGCTTTAGAATCGACTGCGGCGCCAATAATCCAGGAGGAACGATAAGCCCACTCGATGAGCAGGCGGTTGCGGCTGGTATAGTTCGCCCTGTAGGTCGATGCGGCATGCTGGTTAGGCTGCTGCATACCGACACGGGCAACAAAGTTATCGTACGAATCCGCCGTGGCGACTCGTCCTGTTTTCTTCGCCATGGTGACTATTCTCCGGCTTTTTCGGTACTCGTGGCGGATAGGATAATTTGTTAAAAAATGACCCGATTTAACATAATGACTGTTACCCGCACCAGCCGGATCCCTCCCATGATGAAATGTCCGCCAAAGGCTTATTTATTTGGGTTAAGTGGCTAAAAGCGCGTGAATAAAACATGCATAAACAGGGTCGAAAAATGAATAGCGTTAATTTTGCGTGAAACGGTTATTTTCAGGTATTTAGCTGTTTCCCAGCGCTTCCCAGATATCCATTGCCGTATCGGTTGGAGCAAACGCCATGATGAAGGCGTCGGCCACGTTCGGCGATGGTACGTCACGCTTGGCGAGGTCTTTCTTGCTTTCCACCATCACGCGACCGTTTTTGTCAAAATCACGGTGAGGGGTGGTAAGTTCCAGCTTGAGCTTTTCCAGCAGCGGGCAGGATGAGTCGATGCTTATCAGCTCATATACCGGGTACTGCTCACCGTTCTTAACCGCGTTGAAGGTATTACGGAAACGATCCGCTACCAGCCACCAGGCTTGCGCTTTGAGGTTGGCGAAAAAATCTTTGTTCGGGATGCCAATATATTCGTAGTCCGGCTCATTCACACCAGCGCCTGCATTAAATCGCTGATAGTTGATGCGGGATGCGTTCATGTTTTCGCGCTTACGATCCTCATTAATTTCTGAGAATTTAGCGCCAGCTGATGCCCCAACGCCGATTGAGTCGTAGACGATATCAGCATCGCGCTCCAGTGCCGCCTGATACGTACGCTGGCAGCTCTTCAGCAATTCGTCTTCTTTCGCCTTCCACTCATCCGCCCAGTACACGATGGAGCCGTGACGATAGACGTTAGCGCACTTATCGGCGCCGCTATCGGCGACGTCGAAGCCAATACGCTTGCGCCCGCTTGGCTCGAAATTCAGGACTTTGTGGGCATCAACGGCCGCCTCAATCCATGACAGCTTGATAATGGCCGCATCATCATCCGACTCTGGCACGCCTTCGTAGACGTGCTTAAACCCATCCGGATCCCGGCGCTTAGCGGCTTCGATAACCTTCAGCATGGTGTCGGACAAAAAGGGATTTTCATCGTAGTTGATTTTGCGTATCAGCGTATCTTCTGGCGGGTCGACCACAAAGTTACGCCAAACGAAATCAGTCACCAGTCCGGGGTTAAAGATAAACCAGCACTCTGAGCCCTCTTTACGGATTGTAGGCTCCAGTATCTTCCACTGGTACTCCGTCAGCGCGTGGGCCTCTTCAAGCCACAGAACGCTGATACCTTCCAGAGACTTAATCTCTTCAATGTTCCGCCAAAGCCCATAAAACACGAATTCAGACCCGGTCACCCGGTTAATTATTTTGTTGTTCAGAATGCGGAAACGATGCCGCAGGCCAAAGCGGTCAATCTGAATTTTGAGCAGGGTATACACCGACTCTTCAATTTTGTTCTGGATCTGACGCGCACAACAAAAGCGAAGGCTGTATTTATTCGACAGAAATATGGCGATGCCAGCGGCATCCCATGATTTTGACGATGACCGGCCACCATAAAGCACTTTGTTACGCGCCTGCGTCGTCCAGAAGCTACGCAGGGCCGGATTCAGCGTCGGTTTGGATGTCAGAGTAGAAGTCATTGAGGTCACGCTCTCCGTTGCCATCATCAATACCTGCATCACGGCGAAGACGATCGGCCTCCAGCGACACCTTATCAGTAGCAGCCTTGCGATAGTCTGTATCAGCAAATATTTTGCCTACCGTCGCAAGCGTCCCAACGATGGACTCAATACGAACGGTATTGCGCATCATCGCCTTCTCGGCGGCGCTGATATTTTCCATCAGCACCTTTCTTTCCTGGTCCCCTTCAGCATCTTCCAGCTTGGTCAACCACCGGCCAATATTCTCTGCGGCGACAAGGTTGTTAGCCCGAAGGCGAAATAATTCGTCTTCGAGTGTCAACGCTTTCGCGTCTTCAATGACCTCATCTTTAAGCAGAAGGCGGCGGGCGTAACCACCATGCTTTAACGCCTGCTGGTTACCGGGTTGGAAAGGGTTGGTCGGCGGATCGGTACGCACCCCGCGTATCGGTTTCGTATCTGGTGGAGGTTCGGCTTTTGGTTGCGTACTTTTTTGCGTACTTTTTTGCGTACGGCCAGCGCTGGCAGGCTTTTCGCTGGTACGCGCCTTACTCTTTTGCGTACCACTTTGCGTACCATTTTTGCGTACCTGCGTACTGGCCTTGCGTACCCAATCAAACTTTTTAGCCCTCTTCCTGATAGCCCCTTCAGTAACGCCGTATTTATCGCCTATATCACGGAGACTAAGGACTCCGGCCCGGTATGCCGATTCGATGGCCTCCCAGTCCGGTGTTGCCATAATATTGTCCTCGCCTTGACATTATCGAGCCACCTCTTGAAGTGGCTCTGTAATGCCCTACTCACGTTTTGATTCTGCTTGCCTGATGTCAGCCTTATCACGGTTGCACTGCCCCAGCGCTGATAGCAGACTGACGTTTAAATCAAGGCTCTGGCCCCACGTCAGATTGTCGGGGATTTCCGGTTGCGGGGTGTCAGCCGTCAGGCTGGCCGGTAACGGGACCACCGGCACTTTGACGTAGACCGTTCGCGAATTGTTGCAACCGCTTAACTGCGCCAGCAGGCACAGGGCGATTAGTGCAATCATCATTCGCAACAGCAACCCGGATATCAGCCGAGGTTCCCGATGCGTCCAGTGCGATCTGCTCTTTTGCATGCTGATTGGCCTCGACGATGGTGTTGAAGATGGTCATGGTGGTCAGAACGTTGGAGGTGATGGTCTGGGCTGCGTTTGCCTGTTGCTCGGCGCCATCGGCACGGGCTTTCTGCTCAGCAGCAGCGTTGTGGTAATGCATTGCCAGCCACCCAAGGCAAACAACCAGGCAGATCACAACGGCGCTGATGATTGCGGTTAATCGGCTCATTTCTGGCCCCACAAACAAACTTCACGCTCAATCTCGCGGCGAGTTACCAGACCTTTCCACTGCTTTCCCTTGGCATAAGTCCAGCAGCGCAACTGGTCACACGCCCCCTTCTGGTCGCCCTGGTTGATTTTGCGCAGCAGCGTGGAGGTCTGGAAGTTGCCAGCGCCGACGTTATAAGCGAACGAGTACAGAGCCCCGCGCATTGTCTCGGGGATCGGCTTCTGGATGTATGGGTTAATCTGGCGGGCTACGGCGTTCAGGTCTTTATTGAGCAGCGCACGGCATTCAGTCTCGGTGTACTTCTTGCCGAGCATGATGTCTTTGCCAGTGTGGCCATAACAGACAGTCCAGACGCCTACCACATCCTGATAGGGGTCATAACGCACACCTTCAAGACCATCGTTCCCGGTTCGGCCGGTGATGAGCGCAGAAGCAATGGCTATGGCGCCACCGCCGACGGCAGCGATAACGCTATTCCTCAGTTTTGGTGTCATAGCCATTGAGCCGATCCTCGCGTTCTTTCCGCCTGTAGTACCAGTTCACCCCACAGGTGGTAATGGTGCAGGCGATACCGACAATAATTGCCCAGTCACTCAGGGTCATCCCCGCTATTTTGTCGGCCAAAATCCATACCTCTGCCTTAACTGCCCCGGCATACGCCTTTGCTGAGACACCGCAGCCCGTCAGTGCGGTCCCGGTGCCGTATGAAAGTCTGCTGTAAATGGTGCTCATTTTTGTCATAACCTCACCTCCGTTGATGACGGATGGCGCTGTGTGAAGTGGGGAATGGCCACCAGATGAATTTACGACAAAGCACAAAGTGAGTGACGTTCTGGCGACCAAAACAGAAAGAGCCGCCTGTTGGCAGCCCTGTGATTCGGATTTACTTCTTTAAAAGCAGTGATATTATCGCGCTACCTGAGCTGAACCATCAGGTGTCCAACTTTTGCATGTCACCTTAATGCGCCCGCTGATTTAACCATCTCTAAGCGGGCTTTTTTTCGCCCAAAGAAAAGGCCCACCGAGTGGGCCTTCCGGCTATCATCATTTTTATATTGGCTGTGGTGCCGGGTGCCTCCCGGTGAGTCTTTGGTTAAACACCTTAACTCGCATTAACCATGCTAATCAGAAAAGGGTGGAAGCTTATCTCCGGTAGCTGAGGTTACGCCCCTCCGCATAGGGGGATTCACCACGCGCATGCATTAGCTATGCAACATTCACTTAGTCAACATGCTGCGATACCAGTGCGCTAACTTCTTCCTTAAGATTCAATAATCAGTCGGATTATGCATAATCAATGCATGAAATATAATTTCAATAACAACAATAAAAAATCATCTAAAATTATAAATTTACCAAAACTATTGATTAGGATTTTTCTTACCCTCACCATAGAATCCTCCCCACAAAAAACAAAATTGTCCACATACATTTCAAGGGATTATACCTGCATGGCAAATTTACTCATTTTAGCACTGGCGGTAGTTCTTTTTATAGTCGCTGTACTTTCTTTCGTTTCTTACACCAAGGACAGGAAAAAGCTTAAAAATACTTTTAAGAAGCGGTATTGATCATGCGCTGATCTTTATCTTAAAGAGGCTGAGCCCGTCAGCCTCTTTTTATTCTGATTGGCCAGCACACCGCCAGCGCCCCGACGATAACCACCAGCAGAACCAGATCCATCAGCATGCCAGCCACCCGCCAGGCTACGAACAGTAGAACGACAAACAGCGCCCAGAAACACAGCCTGCGCAGCATGATTACTTACCGTTGGTGCCGAGTACCCGGCTCAGGTTTTTCAGCAGGACAGTCGAGGCCGTTTCCAGCATGTCATCACCGGCATCGGTATTGGCGACCACCAGCGTCTTAGTGCAGGGAACCTTCACCTTCGAATCACTCAGCCAGCCGGATTCGGTAACCGCCTTTTTCATCTCGTACACCGGCTTCCCGTTCGGCAATTTATCGTCAACGTGCCAGCCGTTCATATCGATCATCGTCAGGCCGCTGCCTTCCTGATTAACCGACTCCAGAAACTTATTCGACCGGTCCGGCGCAGATACCCAAAGGAAGGCGTCATACTCGCCAGTGGTGACTTTCGCCAGCGAGCGCACACCGCCTTTGGCATAGGTCTCTACTTTGGCGTAATCCTTTTCCAGCCCCTGCAGATATTGCCAGGATGCATACGATCCGCTGGAGGGCTCACCGACCGCGATTTTCACACCTGCCTTTAAATCACCTTCATCGCTGACCTTGCCGCCCTTCTTCACCGCGACAAAAACGCATTCATCAGCCAGCTCGCCGATGATGTCCACCTTCTGCGCTTCGTTGCTGTGGCGGCTGCGCCAGAACTGGAAAGCATCAGCCTGAGTGAAACCGATCTGGGCGGTACCGCTGGCGACCTTGTCGAGATTGTCCAGAGAGCCTTTACTGGGGATCACCGTCGAGCTGTAACCATACTCGCTGAGTGCGCTGGCGAGATTAACGCCGTACACCGCGTTATAGGTCAGGCCCTGTTGACCCGTAGTGATAACGACATCCGCAGCCGAAGCGGCGTTACTCAGGCACAGCGAAGCGACCGCAATAGCGGCCATGATGACTTTTTTCATGTGACTATCCTTTTGAGGTGAGCCTTCGCCCGGAGTGGTCGCCCTGCAGAACAGTCACACGACCATTCCAAAGGCTCACCCCGAAAAGCTCTGCAGGTTTTATGCGCCGGGCGTGGCGCGGATAAAAAAAGGCCACGCAAGTTCGCAGCCTGTGAATGGTTGCAGCCCTATAGCAGCATATCTCTACATTTGGTATGGTCAGATCGCCAGAAGTAACCACATCAAACATGGAGAATTACATGAGTGAGTCTAATAAACCAATCAGTGAAAATAAGCCTCAGCCAACAACCCAAAATAAGTCGGATACCAAAGCGCCTCCACCTCCACCAAGGGATTTTTCGATGGGACGGACAATAACTGGTGATTCTGCCCCGACAATTGGTGATTCTCTCCAGAATCTCACAAGAAAAAATACACCAGTGCCGAAACGGTAATGGATAAAGCCGGAGTAAGGATTGATGCCAGCCTTACTCTGGTTAGTCTGGTTCTGAGTTGTATATTTGCTTCCTGAAGTTCGCTTGCCGTCTGACAAAGATTTTTCAATCTATAGCGTCTCATCACCGATAAAGCACTATCTCCACCGATATAACCATTGGCTCGCAGAGTCTCATAGTCACTCCCGGTTATGGTCTTGTACACCCTGGTATAGAGTACGTCAGGAGAGGTTGAAATTAATGCCCGCGTCTGAACGGATAACACCCTTAAAACCAAATAAACGGCGCATAACGTCCAGTACAGAGTAAAAATAGCCACGCCAGCATTTAAAAAATCAGGATGATCTTTTTGCGTCAGAAGGAGAAACGAGGAGCCAATGCCAACAATGAGGATGCTAAGCAGTTTATAGCCATTTTCTTTGTTCAGGGAATTCGACTGCGTGATCTCACGAATACAATCCTCTCCCTGCTTTTCCAGAAAATCCACGAGCTCATCATCAGCATCCAGAAAATAGTCATCGGGCAAATCTGACATTTCGACCTCACTCGCATCCTGAGATTTTTTTTTGATTTTACCTGAAGGCCCGCTAATGAGATACATCAGGCCCCTAGATGGAGGGATATGGCGGAAGATGGAGGAGTCGAACCCCTACCGTTACCAGCACCACCGGGTTCAAACCGGTTCGCCCACCACTGAGCGGCATCTTCCAGAAACGAAAAAACCCCGCCGAAGCAGGGTTTTGATGATTGGTTTCGTTCAGGCGCTATATGCCACGATTGAAAGCATACAGGACAACCTTATGCAAAGTCAACACTAACGTTCAAAAAATTGCAGCCATCTGTTTCGATCACATTAATAACTGGTAGCCTTCTCAAATTCTGCTGCGGCTTGTCTCTCTCCTTTGTGAAGCATATCCACCAGCCCCTCATAGAACGGTTTCCAGTTGCGTGACCACGAAGACTGATGGAGATCCGGGAGACGCTTCAGAATGGCGCGGTGTACCGTCGCAGAGGGTACAACAGAGAAGCCATTACCAGAGCAGCGTTCACATGTTTTGAAAACCGGTGCGCCAAGTTCTTTGGTCGCTTTGCGATCTAAGACCTCCCCTTTACCACCACACCTGCATCGCGCATGGATCACTTTCTTTCCTCCGCACACTCCACAGACCCTTTTCACCAGTTCATTTCTAATCTTTGGGGCCTTCACTTCGACACCGTCAGCATCGAAAATACCGGGGTGCTTAATTACATCTTCATGGCGGGAAATAAAGCCGGTACCGCTGCAGCTTTGACACGTTGCTCTGGTGGCCGCCGAACGTGAGTATTCCGCAAAGGCAAATTGCGCCAGCGTCAACATGCAGGCGCCGAGCTTGTCACCAGCGGCTTTGCGGACATTTTTAGGAGCGTTTTTGATGGCAAACTGCGCCAGCGCCTGAATTGCAAGCTGTTCGTCCGTTTTGCTGATACCAGCCTTTCCGAGGAAAGCGGCAAGGCCGAAGCGCGCACGACTGCTGGTGGTACCGATGGCCGCCATAACATCTGTTCCGGTCAGTCGATTTGGCGATGTGCTTTTCACGTCGTCGCTGATATGCATGCCCTGAGGGCTGAAGTGTTTGAGGGCGGATTCCAGTTTCATGCTTTCCCCTCAGCGTCCACGTTACCCAAAAAATCAGGATCACCGCCTAACTTGGCTACCTCATTTTTAAGAATGATATTTTCAAGTATCAACGCACCAACCTCATTGTTGAGATGAGATACTTTCCGCTTTAACTCCAAATATTCATCGGGACTAATCAATTCCTGATGCTGGCTTTTTGCAAAGATAAATTCTTCGAACAGAGCCACATCAACACCACCGAACGATAAGGGATCATCAGACTCCTGCTGGCTGACCTGTGCTTTCAGGCACTGATAGTTCTCGATTGCTTCTTTTAAAACCTCGTTTTTCATACTCAGTACCTCGTAACGTTATCAGTGTCCCACTCAATATCGAGTTCGCTTTGTTGTTTACCGACCAGGTAGTTAAACGGCCCCTTATCACCTTCAAGAAACTGATGTGACCGGGCGTCAAAGGTGGCGCCGATGTCACCAATCCACCCCTCTCCCTCTCGCTGTTTCAGCAGGCGAATCATTGAGGCTGGCATCTGGATAGCGGTTTGTTCGTCCTTGTCCAGACTCTCATAACCCATGCGTTCAGCCTTGCGCTGCGCCAGCTCACGCGGGATATTCCGCCATACGGCCATAACGTTGTCGGGCATGTCGGTTAATGCGCCAGTACCTTTGACGTCCATTTTCCCCGTGGGCGCCGCTTCGTTGGTTTTGCGGGCATGGGTGACTAGCAGGACATGGCAGTTATGCTCGTTTTTGAAGTCGCACAGGGTGTCGATGAATTCTTTCTGTCCACCGTAGTCTTCTTCGTCGAGTCCGCATTTCGCCAGGTTGTCGATCACAAACAGGTCAATCCCATACCGGCGGCGGGCGTAGGCAAAAATCTCCAGCAGGCGTCCGGCCTTCGCGGTTCCGGTAAGCTTGAATACCCACAGGCGATCAGAAAACCATTCGTTTGTCATGATGATTTCTTCGCGCTTTGGCGAGGCGGTGCAAATGGTCTGGCGTGTCAGACGGGCCAGCATTTTTCCGGGCTTCAGCTCCAGAGAAGCGATGCACGTGCGGACTTTCTGGTTCATGGCGGCGATAGCGATATGGCCCACCAGCTCGGTTTTGCCATGACCATTCACCCCATTAACCAGCGTCAGCTCCCCGGCGCGGAACTTGAAATTGCTGTTCAGTGATTCCCATGGGCTGGTGAACAGGCCGACATCGCGATGCTCGAACGCATCAATTGTTTCCTGGAGGAGATCACCTGCTGAGCACAGTTCATCGGGGTCGAAGAATTTCGCCGTCCCCAGGCATTGCCAGATATCATCTTCGCTCACCCCGGCCATCAGGCACTCGTTGATATCTTTATACGGCAGCTCCACCAGACGACAGCGATGCTCGCCCAGACGCCGGGCGATTTCTTTCGCGGCTTCGCGTCCAACTTCGTCATTGTCCAGACTCAGCCAGATTTCGTCGAAGCGGTCCAGGTTGTGATACTCGTACTCAATCCACTGCTGCTTGGCGCCCTTCCCGCCACCGAACGGCACCGACAGCGCACTGATGCCCAGTTGCGAGTAGGTCATACAGTCGATTTCCCCTTCGCACAACACGACAGCGCGGGCTTTGGCATCCATAGCCTGCCAGCCGAATAAACTAGGTTCACAGTCGGCCTCAGCCATGATGAGCTTTTTACCGCCCGGACGTTCGGTACTGATCCGCTTCACCTGCAGTAGTTCGCCGTTGCGGATGTATGGATACGCCACCGCCGCCACTTCTCGGTTTTCATCGTGGTACCAGACCACAGCATCAGAAACGCGAAACTGGTCAGCAGTCTCGCGAGTGATTCCGCGCGAGGCCAGATAGTCGTAGCAATGGTTCGCTTTTTTTACGCCCTTTTTCGTCGGCCGGGAGAATGTTTTTTTCTTTGCCTCGAAGTGATGATCGTCATCTTTCAGGCCCAGGAACTCTTTGGCTTCCCGCATGGCGTCATGCAGCTGGCAGTTGCGCACCAGCACCCATAAATCGAGCAGATCGCCGCTGTCACCGCTGGCAAAATCTGACCATGCCTTTTTCCCGCCCAGATTAATTTTCAGGCTCTTGCCAGAATCGCCATTGGTGTTACCTGCGCACCACTCTTTGCCTTCCAGATGTCCGCGAGGCAGCAAATATTTCGCCACGCTCTCTGCGTTGTCCCACAGTTTTTCGGATAGTTCAGCCGGACCCATTACACACTCCGTAAATCAAATTTGATAAAACACCACACAACGAATCCCTCGCGCAGAAAGCCGCGGTTAAAACCGGCAACCAGCATGCGTTTCAGGATGATTTTCATGGGCGGTTGGCACCACGCTTGAGACGATCAATGGCGGCCTGATTGATAAACACCTCGGCGGAGCCGTCGTTAGACGGGGTGTACCAGGTGCTTCCTGCGCCATTTCCCGCGCTGGCCGAAGTAACCTCTGGCGCTGGCGGTTGATTGGGTACGCGTTCAGGAAAGAGCCCTTGCCACCCACCTGCAATCGAGCGACGGATCACCTCATCGGCGTTCTGGTGGCCAGCGAGCTGCTTAGCCTGGTATGCGCAAGTTGTTTCGGTCAGGGGTTTCCGGGTTTCCCGCCGGAACTTAGCCCAGTCCTGCCAGACTTCATCACTGACGTTTTCAGGTTTTAGCCTTGCAGGGTCGAATGATGTTTTTTTCTGACGCTTTGCGACCGCTTCTTGTGGTTCATGATCTTTTACTTGTGGATCAGGTTTTAAACCTTGTGGATCATGTCCTCCAGATTCTGGAGGGTCAAAACGGTTGTTTTTCCCAGATTCTGAAGGGTCAAGCGCACTTGAGCCTCTCATTTTTGACGCGTCAGATTCTGACTGTTCAAAATCCGAAGCGTCAGATTCTGGAGGGTCAAAACGGTTGTTTTTGATACGTTCCAGTCGAATTAACGTTCTTTGCTGGAGTGCGATTTCTTCCAACTTCTCAACGTTGAGGTGATACATGTTTGAAGTGTTACGGTTACCGTTTCGGCGATTCTCTCGTCGCAGCCACCCCTCCGCTTCAAGTTCAGACAATGCCGTTCGGATTGTGCTTTCGCCGGCGCCTATCTGACGTGATATTGTTTTGACGCCGGGATAGCACGTGCCTTCATCGCTGGAATAATCCGCCAAACGCACCATGACCATAAGACGTGTTCCTTTGATGCCAGAGACAGCACAGGCATCCCATACATATCCCTGAATTTTGCTGCTCATGATGTTAGCCTCGTGAAGTACTGTTGAAACTTCCAGACAGGTTGCATGCACTCATGCGGGTATCCCTGCCTGGTGAAATACACCTGTTGCTTCTCCCGGTTCCACCCAGTGACGTGCACGACAACACCTCGCGGATCGCGATAATCGATATCGAGTGCCTTAATCGGATCTAGTGACGTGTTAGCGCGTGACATGTCACACCTCTTCCACACGTGGCATTCCATCCAGCTTGCTTGGGTACAAGTCAGGACGAACCTCGTGGGGAGTAATGGACCAACCTACAAATTCGCAAAGTTTCAATACAAATCGAGCAGGGATTACAGATTTAGCAAACCATTGATTCACCGCCTGAGGCGTTACACCCAAGCCTTTTGCAATGGCTCTTTGGGAAGTAATGGCACACAATTTCATGCGAATGTCTTCTTTCATACCCCACCATCAAGTTAAACTTTATTTAAGAAGTCTATATCAAGATTTAATTAACATGCAAGAAGCAAAAACATGCGTTAAACTTGAAATCAAGCATTGCTTTAGGTGTTAGCTTTCAGGCTGGATGAAACTTTGGAGAGATAGCGTGGCCACGGCAAACATGATTCAAGAACTTCTGAAGGAAAAAGGATGGAGTAAAGCTGAGTTAGCCCGCCAGTTAGGGGTTAGCACGCAGACGGTTGTTTACTGGACAAAAGGGACCACCGTCCCAAGGGGTAAGAGATTAGCCCAACTTTCTGAAATCAGTGGTTATTCGCAATCATGGTTTCTAGGGGAGGGGCAACCCGCGTCCTTCCCTTCATCCGTTCAAAAAGAAGACACGGATAGCGTAAAATTTAAAGTATTAGATATCGAATTTAGTTGCGGTGATGGTGCCAGTGTGAGGGGCGACTTCATTGATGTAGTGCGTTCCATAGAGTTAGATCCAGAGTATGCCCGTCAAGTTGTAGGTAATAGACCTTTTAAGAATATTGAAATAGGTAATGCCAGAGGTGACAGTATGTCACCGACGATAGCTCCGGGTGATTTGTTATTTTTAGATAAAACAATAACTTACTTTGATGGTGACGGGATTTACGCCTTTTGTTTCGAAGGTGAATGTTATGTAAAGAGACTGCAAAAAATAGGCAGCAAAATTGTAGTGCTATCTGATAACACTAATTATCAATCCTGGAGCATTGAGAAAGATGCTTTAGATATGCTCTACATCCAGTCAAAAGTTATCTCATCGGTTCCATTTAACATTAACAGATTCGGTTAATTATTGATTTATAACGGGCATTCGCCCGTTCTCCTTTTAAGTAACTACCCTCAATAAAAAAATAATCAAGTTTAACTTGACTATAAAAACCTATAAAGCTAACCTCTTTGCATCAAGTTTAACTTGATTAAGTAAGCAATCAATACTTACGTGAGGTGATCAATGAAAACTCCAGTCCAAATGCTTGAAGTGTTCGTATCAGACATAATCGAAAACACCGTGCTACTTGAAAATATTTATAAAAAAAGTAACGAAAATTACGAAACAGATTGCTCCTTAAATAGCCTCATTCGTTCGATGCAAAAGACTGTAGATAATATGAATGAATATATTAAAACTTACAGCAACGAGACCATTCACCACAAGCGAGCTGAGATCAAAAATGATCTTGCCGATGATATATTCGATGCGGTTCTTACTGCTAAAAAACTTGAGACAGTTACACAAACTTATAGTGAGTCTTATTTTACTAGTTATGATAATGACAATCCTTCGTGCCATATGTCTGCTGTGATTTGTGACTACGCACATAAACTTTGTAGTGACTTAAAAAGTATCGAAGAAAAGTTAAATTAACCACAAAGAGTTTATTAACACCTTAATCGGTGTGGAATCATTCATCCTAAAATTAGCAATGGGCTCATTATGAGTTTCATCATCGCCCACAATGCATATAAAACCGCCCTGCTCTATGCATCATGCGGACAGGAATTGATTGCGGGTCTTTATCTTCGTAAAGCGTACGGGAGGTAATTATGTGGGCCCCTGCAACAGATACCTGCATTGAAGATGCAGCGTTATCAGCAAATAACCTTAATGAATTATTAGATCTGATGCACATGAGTTTTGAAAGAATGAATTCTCTTCAATGCGAGGCATTGCTGGGTCTTGCTCTTAATTTATCAGCCGAAGTTGCTATTTGGTTAAAGGAGGAGGAAAAGCGCCGTGAAAACAAATCTGATTGAAACTCGTCGCCGTCACCTCGTTCGGGCAAAGTTAGATTCAATGATGCGTAGAACCGGAAGTTATTTCCAGATAGTCAAACTGGAAGACGGTACGAAATTACCTGTAGAGCTTGATGAGGACATTTTAACAAAAGCATTAATCAAGCTGTTTGAAGCAATGATTTATGACAACCACAAGCGCGAACAGGCGGAGCATTTAATTGCTGAGCATTATTCGAATTGCATGGGCGTTAATAAGTTAACACCGGATGGTGTGGACTTTATGAATGCATTTATTGCAACACTGGCTGAGCAGTCATTAAAAGCGGAGAAATTAACTAATGGCTAATTTTCCCCCCCCCTATTACACACGAAAAAGTGCAGGTCGTTATGACGATTGAAAACGGCCAGGTAATAGATACCCGCAAAGTTCGCGATAACGAGTTGATTGCCAGCATGGATACCTTCTTCTGGATGGCAAAGAAAGCCGGGTATCAGGTAATCGCCCCTAATCAGGAGGAAGCAAGTGGCACTAACAGCAATACGAATTCCTGAGCGGGTACACCTGCAGGCGCTGCAGGTCCTGCTGCGGTACCGCCGGAAGCGCATCTATGCACGCCGTACGCACCGCACCGGCTATCTCAGCCTGAAGGTTAACCCACGCTGGCGGCTGTTATCGAAAGACGATGGCCGGAACTGGGAAGTAATGAGCCATGAACGTTACTCAGGAGAAATTAAACGATGAACGATAACCGCACCGCCAGCGCCATTGACCTGGCATTACAGAAGCACCACACGCCCGTTGGCGACCTTTACGCCGCTATTCGTCACGGACGCATGAAGCGTTGTTTTAGCCGCGGCACTGCCATTAGCTGGCTGGCTCACTTTTTGACGTCGCATGCCTTTGCTCTGTCCGGGTTTAAGCAGCGCCACCCTGATTACCTTGTGGAGCATGAAGGAAACGAAATGTGGCGCCGTGGCGAAACTACCGACGAATACCACCGCGCCCACCAGCGCACCGTTCGCCGGCTGCGTCGAATCCTCGCCCGCAAACGTGAAATGCAGAAGTGGTGTGAAAAGTGGGATGCCATGCACGACCGCTACGTGAAGGAGCGCGAAGAGCTCAAAGCCAGCAAACCAGCAGAGGTACGCAATGGATCACACAGCATTTAACCCGGAACCAACGTCTGCCGGCATCCGGTTATCTGGAAGCAGGATTATTGGTTACTCCGCCGCTATTCGTGAACTGGATAACGGTCACTACGACAAACGCCTTGCCGACGGCATGAATATTCTGGCCTGCATCATGGAGGCGGTAGAAAGCAGCTGGCTCACGCTCACTATCGAGCAGCAAATCATCGTCTGGCGCTGGTTGCTCGCCGCGGTATTCATTACCGAGGAGCTGGAGAAGAACGGGACTGTCGACGTTCCGAACGACGAAGGCGGCGTTGATACAGCCGTTATCTATTCCGGGGAGCACGGTGCAATCAGCGTCTACCCAGGGCCGGAACGCTTTGCACTCGCTAATCACATTGAGGCCGGCGCCATTGAGAAATACGGGCAAAAGGAAGGGTTGCCGCTGGCGCTGCGCATGTATCAGGACATGGTTGTCTGTGACAACGAATACGGCTTCAGGCTGTCAGCTATGGGCCGGGAAGGTTTCAACCTTCTGCATGACGGCTTTATCGAACAAATTCATACCGAAGGCATGCCTGGCATGCCGGTTATGCACTGAGGGAAATGATGATGAATAACTTGATCACCAGCAAGCCATCAATGACCAGCCTGGAAATTGCCGAGCTGGTAGAGAAGCGTCACGACAACGTGAAGCGCACCATTGAGATGCTGATTGTGCGCGGTGTAATCACTTCTCCTCAAATTGAGGAAAAGCCTACCGCCGGGCGCCCTACAGCAGTTTACGTTTTTGAAAGTGAAGAAGGTAAGCGCGACAGCATCATCGTCGTCGCCCAGCTTAGCCCTGAGTTTACCGCCCGCCTGGTGGACCGCTGGAAAGAGCTGGAAGAAGAGCGCTCCCGCCCCAAATCACAGGCAGAACTGATCGCAGAAATGGCCCTGCTGAATGTTGAGCAGGAGCGCCGCCTCTACCAGGTCGAAGAGCAGGTAGAAACGGTAGCGGAAGCGGTCGAGAACATTAAGCGCGGTACCATGCGGGCCGGGTACGTTGGTTATCGTCAGGTTGTCGCCAAGAGCGGTATGACTGATGCGAAATGCCGGAACCTGGTTAACGCCTACCGAATCCCGACTGATACGCACGAATTCATGACACCCGATGGCCTGCTTTCCCGCCGGGCTATCGTGGAGTTTGAACCGTTCATGAAAGCATTCCGCCAGATGATGTCCGAGGCAGAACCCCGCGGCACCCGCTGGTATCACCCGAAGATGGGCCTGTTTCAGGCTATTGGGTGGGAGGGCGGCCACGGTGAATAACGTTATCTGGCTGCCGGCCGGTTCTATCGAGGTGGCCCACCAGCGGGCCTTAACCTGGGTTTGCGATGCATATCTGTTTTATCTGGTCAGCCTGCACCGCCGCCCGGTGTATCGCCACCAGTACGGCGATATTTCGCTTAACCAGCCAGCGCTGCAGGGCTTCATTGACTCCTACCTCAAAGATAAAGGGTGGGACATAGAGCGCCGCCGTGCGCATTACATCAACATTCTGGACCTCATCAAATATTTGCACCGCAGCAATTCGGGATTTATCGACTGGGGAACAGTGCCGGCGCTTACGCCTCGGGGGATCCGCTGGATGAACGCCTGCCTCTCTCGCCTGGGTGAAATGGTTAACAGCTATGGCGGATGGAAAGGATATATCGCAGCAGTTGAGGAGGATCAGAAAGATGAAAATCGACTTTAAAGATTATGGCGCTGTGGCCGCGGTGACTATTACCAGCACCATTTTCGAGTTTCGCAAACATAACCGGGTTGTTGATGCCACCCTGCTCTGCACCCCGGACGTCATCAGCGAACGACGCGGCAGCTTCTTCATGAAGACGCATATTTCAGGCAAAACCAGGGATGCGCTGCGGGCCTATAAAACCGCGCTGCGCGAGATGAAACGATGAACAGAGAATTTGAGATATGGGTTCGGCTGCGCTACGGCGGCCGGTATGACCTGACGCGAGACGGTCACGGCTACTATTGCCGGGAAGTGGTTAAGCGGATGTATGAGACGTGGTGCCACTGTCGTGGCCTGAAAGTGGTATGAGGTGGGTTATATGGTAGACATTGAAATGATTGACGAGGAAGAGGCAATGCGGATGATCCGAGTATCTTCACGCGTGACCATCCGCAAATACACCGAGCGCTATAATTTCCCCAAACCGGTCCGGACCTATCCTAAGCAATATCTGCGCTCTGCTATTGTGGAGTGGATCTTAAACGGGGGTATCAACCAGAAATCCTCCTGATATGCCAGAATATCTTTTCAGCATACAGATCATAGGCGTCTTTCTGTTCGGCAATCCAGTCATGCTTGTTATAGACAGAAAGCACGCCGCCAAGTTCATGCCCCAGCATCTTTTCGATGACGTGCGGAGCAACACCATCTTCGGATAGCCGGGTTGCCAATGTGCGCCGAAAATCATGTGAAGTAAACTTACCAAACCCCAACGAGTCCTTGATTCTTCTGAGAAATTTATTTGCACCAGAAATAGTAATGGGGCTTTTCAGGTCCTCGCCAGGGAAAAGTATATCCCCATACGTCATTTCAGCTTTTTTCAGCAAATCATCTGCGGCGGAGAAAATGGGGCGCCTGATAATTTTGTTGGTTTTACTTTTCTCTGCCGGCACAACCCATAACCCCTCCTCTCGGTCAAACTCCCCCCTTATAGCCAGCCGAAGTTCGCTATTCCTGGCGCCGTACAGCATTAGCAGTTGATGAAGCAATCGGTTAGAAGTTGACCCACGACTTCTTTCTATAGCCATCCAGATTTTGGCAAGCTGGTTATAGCTGAGCGTGGTCTCCCCAATCACCGGTTTAACACCGATATCTTTCGGCTGCAAAAGCATGAGTTCGGTTGTGCTAATGAATTGTCGGCGCGTACACCAACCAATGGCAGACCTGAGCTGTATCAATAAATGCCGGGCTCGGCGAGGGTTGATTTTCTCCTCTTCGGTAAACCTCTCTACCCACAAGCGGACAGGGATATCCTCAACCGGAATGCCGGGAAAAGCGTCGCGCATATGCTTTATAACCGTTGATTTATAAAGCGCTATCGTCTTAGCTCTTAGCGTTACGTCCACGTAATTTTCTTTCCAGTAATCCAGGCAATCCTTTACCGTTGGCTTACTCTTGGATTTGTTGCCACCAGCCAGCGTTCGGGGGTCAATGCCTTTGTCTGCCGACTCCCTCAGGTCTGCAACGATATTGCGGGCATCGCGCAGGGTCAGCGCTGGGTAACGCCCGAGCCCCATTCGGTTCTGCTTCCCTTCCCATCGGAACCTAAACTGAAAGCTGATCACGCCTTTGGGGGTTATGCGAATTCCAAGCCCGTCTGAATCCGTAATTTCAGCAGGCCCGGAATATGGTTTACCATAGATAGAGCGGAGCTTTGTGTCACTGATTGCCAT